TACAATCTGCAACAAATATTTTACGTGATAATTTTCCTTGTCTATATAATTCTGTACATAAAACTGTAAATTTGTTTTCTGTATGTTTGGGTGCAGATAATTTAGCTAGTTCTTTTTGAAATTCCCTTTCTGCTGCTGGATTTCTTATAAATTCTTTTAAATTTTTGAATTGCGTTACTGCCTTACCCTCATCATCAAGTACAGGATTACCGTCTTCATCTAAAACAGGTTCTGTTTCAAGAATTAAATCTGATTGTGCAGAACCTAAAGCATTCCTAACATTTTTATATTCTTCAACTGAAAGACCTGCACTACTAGCCATTCTTTGTAATTGAACGTCCTCTAATGGTGTAAATTGTATACCTATATTTATATTTTGCATTATTGGATTACCGTCTTCATCAAGTTCAGGTTCTCCATTTTCATCTAAAACAGGTTCTGTTCCTGAACTTAGCAAACGGCTAACTGCGTCATTTCTAGCATTCGTGGCATCTATTAATTCTTGACCTTCTAAACCTTCAAGGTTATATGCTTGCCCTGATTGTATAGCTTGTAATAATCGTTCATCTGCTAAATCGAAACGTCTTTGTTGGTCTTGATATTTAATTAAGTCAAATTGGTTTGCAAAATTTTGATCTCTAAAGGCTTTTTCATACGTTTCTATTGCTTCTCGTTCACTTGTTGTAAAAGAATTTTTTAAAGCTAACATGTCTTGTTCTAATTCTGAATTTTTCTTTAATAAATCTATTTTATCATCTTGTGATACATTTAATTCATTTATTCTTGCTTCTCTATCTAAAGATGCTTCACTTTTTTGAAATGACTCTGCTCCTGTTCGTTCCCCTGAAACAAACTCTTCTTGCCCTTCTCGTTCCAATGTTCTAAATGATTCACCCCCTAACCGTTCACCTGTTAAAAATTCTCTTTGTTTTGCGGCTTCTGCTGACTGGAAGGCTTGATCTAAACTTTTAGCTCCTATACCTGTACCAATTTGACTAGCTAGTTGTGCTTCTGCTTTAGTTTGTTCTTTATAGATATCGGCTAAAGAGGATGACCCTAAATCACCCATAGCGATACCTCGTCTAGCTAAACTTTCTAAACCTGTAGTTACTCGGTCTTCAAACCCTTCTCGCAATGGTTGTACCTGCGTTTGAAATGTATCAGTTGCTAATTGTTTTTGTTCAGGTGACAAATAACTAGCGTCATCTATTGGGGTTGTATTTGCTGTTTCATTAGGTGTTGATTGCATTGTTTTCTTTCTCCTTTATGATTGTGATAAATTACGGTAATAAATAATTAATTTTAAAATTCGTGTAAACTCGTTAGCATTATCATTACCAAACTCAGCAACAAAATAATTTCCACGTAAATTACAACTATATCGTGATGAAGATAAACCACGTACGCCAATAACAGCAGTTCCTACAACACCAGTACCTACTAAAGAAGCATCGGTGGTACTTGTTGTATAAATACGTGAAATGCCTTCCCCTTCTGTAGGTAATTCTTTTCCTAACCGATAAGCATTAAATACAAGATTTATATTCCAGTTATCAGTATCACCTGAAAAATATATATTATTAATTCGTTTTACTGTTCCAGAACCGCCAACAGGCAACCACGCTAAAATAGCCTTACTAACAATAGCCTCACCATTATCATTATGAATACTAGGATTTAATGTTTCATGAACTGCACCAGATAATCCTTTAGCACCATATAATTTTAAAGTATCACTAGCTGATTGCGTAGCAAAAAAATCATAATTAAACCCTGTAAATTGCCCCCAATAAGGTTGTGGTTGTGGAATATTAGGTAACTGATTAAATTTAGTAGTATCACAAAAATAAGTAAGATCATTATACGTTAAACCATTATTAACACTTTGAAAACTAATAATATATAAATCATTAAAAACAACAGCAGATGCGTTAGCTTTTTTTGTTGTGTCTAATAATTCTACAAGATCGTCTTGTATATCCTCGCTAATAATAGGGCTACCTGAACCCCCTAATTGGTATTCACCAGAAGAAAATGTAATGTTTGGACTAATTAAACGTATATAGTTATCACTAGATAAATACATAATTCCGATTCGTGTACGTTTTACACTATCTGTACTTTGTGTTCCAATAATGGCATCCGTTCTTAAAACATTCCAGTTTGTTTTCGGTACAGGTAAATCAGCGTTAGGTAAAACATAAACACCCTTTTCTTTAAAAATAAAAAGAGCGTCACCCCATACTTCTAATGCTCTAATTCCCCCATCAATACCCGGAGCTATTTCAATGTTGTTAGATGTCGTATTCCAGTTATCAAAATCAAGAATTTCAGTAAAATATAACGTATCTTCATTATCAACACCAAACAATCTATTTTTATGTAATTTTAATTGGATTAAACCGCTAGGAATACCAGAAGTCACTTTAGTAGCGGCAGGGGTATTACCAATAACTTTTACTAAATAGGCTTCTCCTGACGCTCCATAAATAGCACGTGCAGTATCAAAGCCTGCCATTTCCCACCTAATTTTTTTATCAGCCGTTAATGCTAAACTAGCGTTTGCATCTTGCCACCCACTATTATAATAATAAACTTTTTGATCTTGGTTAGTGATTAAAAATTCTGAATTATTAGGGGCTATATAATTAGATAAACTAAATATAGGGTCATCTGCATCACTACTAGAATTAGGGTTTTGTGTTAGCCTTGCACCGCCCCCACGTTCTTCTAAACCCCCTGCTGGCATATATAGATAGTTATGGTTTTTTTGTAATTGTCCTGCTATTGATGTTAATAAATCTCTACTGGTTGTTAAGCCTCGAAAATATTTAACTTCTGCGTATGGATAATTTCCCATTTTAATTACCCACTAAAAAAAACACTAGGATCATTTTTACGTCTTAATTGAGTAAAATATGAAGGATCAAGCATAATAACAGATTCATTATTTTTATCTAAATCTACAGATAATTGTGTTTTTTCTTCTTGTGCTAACAGTTGAAATTTTTGTTGGTTTTGGAAATCGTCATCACGTTGATAATAAAAAAATGCTGAAAAATAAGTAATTAACATATCGTAATCAACAGGTAATTCAGTGGTATCAGAATCACTACTTAATGTAGTGGGTGCAGTTACACCATCAACTTTAATGGCCGCTGTTTCAGTTCGATTAAAATATCTATTAAAAACTAAACTTGTTCCTCGTGAAGTATAATAAATAGGGTCACCTGTATAAGAAGTATTAAAAAAGTTATTTGCTCCTGTTTCAGCAACTAATTGTTTATATGGCATAGCTGTTAATCGCTTAAAAGTACCGCTATTATCTTTATAATAAACATTATGTGTTGTTAATAATGTACTTGGTACAGTAACAGTATTAGCATTAGCAACAATATTAATATCAGTAGGTGTTGCACTTAATAATTCTACTGGTTCAGATTCACGTACAATTTTTCTAATAGATTTATTAATGTAAGTATTTAATGTTGTAGAGCTTGGGTCTGAGGAAGTGCTTGTAGTACCTACATTTAATTGAGTTTCTAATAAATTGCGTAACGTTGTTAAATCACTTCCCATAGTTTCGTTTACCTTTTGCCTTTTTCATAGCGATTGCAACAGCTTGCTTTTTAGGTTTACCAGATGATTTTAATTCTTTTATATTATAACCAATATTTTTTTTACCTTTCTTTAAGGGCATAATTTCCTCCTAAACACAAAATACTCTATAAGCACTTGTAGCAACAGCGACAAGCCTTATTTTTGCTATTGATAACGTTTTNAAACTAAACACTTGGTCTTTAATGGTATGAATGTTATTACCATAATTAGTACCATCAGACGATAAAGTAACAGTAATAGCTCCGTCACCATCATTAATAATATAACCATCAACACTATTACGTAACAATGTACCAATAACATCAAGTGTTACCGTGCCGTCACCTGTAGTAAATGACGTATCATTACTAGCAAAATAAACGGTTTTGGGTTGATCGTATTGGTTTTGTGACATAAAAATCCTTATAAATTTTAGCCAAAAAAAAAGACGAACAGCAATAAAGCCGCTCATCTTTCCTTAACATGGTTTAAGTGAACATCTTTATAATAACATAAAAGTAAAATAAAGACAAAAATTGTAGAAGAATTACATTAAAATAAAGATAATTGACTTTGGTGTATTTTAACTCTTTCTAACATACTTGAAAAATAATCTTTATCAATTTCACATCCAGTTAAATCATATTTTAAATCATGACATGCAATAGCTATACTCCCACTACCTAAATGGGTATCTAGTATCTTATCTCCTTCTTTTGCGTAATTTTGTAAAATCCAAGAATATAGTTTTACTGGTTTTTGTGTTGGATGTATTTTTTTTGATGCATTTGTTTTTCCTTCTAAACACCCAGAGTAACGAAAGTGAAAACATTTTGCAGGGGTATTAAAAGAAGTATAAGCCAACTCACCATCAGAAAAATTGTCTACTGGATTTTCTTTGTACCAAAACACAAAACCTCTACACCCATTTTCCCATAAAAATGGAAAGTAATTTGCTCCCCATATTATCTGATTTTTACTAACTCTAAACAATTCAATAAAATAATCATTGTTAGGAATTACATCATCCCAATTTTTAGATTTATGTCGACGCCCTAACTTATCATCTTGTGTCCTAGTTGTATAATTTTTTGCAAAATTAATACCATAAGGAGGGTCTACTATTGCTAAGTCAAAATGATTATCTGGATACCTAGCCATTA